AACTAATTAAAGGGGTTTTGATTATTTGTAACATTTTTAGGGATTGATAACTACGGTTCCCTGCCCAACAAGTGAGCCGACACCCTGCGCAGCAAGAGAGCCATCGCAGCAATTTGACTTGTAGGTGTTGTCTGGGCATAAGCAGCCACGATTGCCGCCACGAGGTGAAGCAACAGGGAGTTTCTGTGGTCTATTCATTGTTAAGTTCTTTGAGTTTGGATTCTGCCCAACGCTTGCCTGCAAGACCGCCCCATAGTAGGAACGATATTGTGCCACAGGCTTGCGTGTCATTCTTATCGTAGTATTCTTCGGCTCTTGATAGATACGAGTACATCCGTGTGATTGTCTCCACGCTCACAGGCTTGCCCTGTGCGAGCTGCTGCGCCCTTACCTTACCGACAGGAGTTGCACACTTGTTGCCGTTCTTCTCGTTTAGTTCAATACCACGCTTTGCGTTATTGCTTACGGCTTGTGGGTAGTCCGAGTAGGATTCCATCTCGGTGCGTGTTCCCGACTTCTTGCGCCCGTCTCTTTTGATGATAGCGACAATCTGCGAAAGCATCAACGCTGCTTCTTGCTCCTCTATCTGTGCCATCTCTTGCTTGGCAAGGTTCAGCTTGTCTACGAAGTACCCCTCAATAGAGAATCCTTTGACCTTTCCTGTCTTGACAAAGTTTGTCCAAATCTCTGGGTTGTTGACTTTCATAGATACCATCCACGTTCCAACAGGTAAATCAAAGCCGTACTTCTTGCTCTTATCGTGTACCTCATCTTCGATAATCCACGACTCTACAACCGTGAGACCATTGATGCCTACCTCGTGTTCAAGGGTGGCGTTGTTCTGCTTGGACTTCTGAAAGAACATCTCGCTTGCTTTGCGGATGGTGGCTTCGCTGAAGTAAACATAGAACTCCTCTTGCCCTTCGGCTCGGTAGATGGGCTTGTTGGGTACGAGTGCTGCTCCCATAAGGATGCGTTTCTCATCGCTCTGCGTAGCGAACTCCACACGTTGTGAGTTCAGCGCAATGAAGTCCTCCTCAATAGCAGGATATTCTACAAGGGAGATTGCGTCAATGCCAGTTAGCAGCATTGATTCATCAAGTATTAGTTCAATTAGTTTCATCATCCGAATGTTGCGGTTCTTACTCTTTGGCGTTGTAGTTGTTGTGAGGTCGTTACATCCTGCCCTACAACGTATGCACGAACGGGTTGGTTAAACTGACCACCGATGCTCTGCGCAAGTTGGTTGATACCACCCTGCCCGACTATGTTAAACTGCGGTGCTTGTGATGGAGCAGTTGGCGCAGATATAGTTGTGGGAGCGGTGGCATTGGCAGAAGTAGGTACCTGCGTAGAGCTTACCTTCTTTAAGTTGGCAAGACCGCCTGCAATTACTCCTGCGGCTGCGATAGCACCAAATGGCGGTGGGTATGCACCCAATGCTTTTGTAGCACCTTGATAAGTATCAATCACAATCTGTGTCATTGCAAGTGCCTTGCTGATTTTGGTGTTCTCACCTGCGAGTGCAGCGAATCCGCTGATGGCTCCGCTTACCGCATCAAGGTTTGCAAGTGTGAAGTTAATGTAGTCGTTTAAGTCGGCTGCTGATGTCTCGGCTCCTTTAGCTACTGAATCAGTAAAGAACTGCCCTACCCTTGCTATCTCTACTCCCGTCTTCTTGCTTGCCTCTACCGATTTATCTACAAAATCTTTGAACTTCTTTTCGCTATTTTCAAATCTTGCTTTCTCTGCACTGGTTCTAGCGGCCTCAAGTTCTTTAATCTTGGATATCTCCTCGTTAAGCAATGACATTGTTTCAGTCTGAAGCCTGCGCCTGCGCTGAATGTTTGCCTGCTCAAGTTCAGAGATTCTTGCACGAGCCTCCTCAATACGCACAAGACCGTCTTCTGTGACCTCGCCCTGTTTCTTTTGTTCTTCAAGATAATTTAATCGCTGACGTTGAACAGCTAATTCTTGCCGTGCTACTCGTTCTTCAATAGCTCCTGCTCTTGCGACCGCAGCAATCCTCGCTTCGGTGCTTTTGGTTGCATCATCAGCAATAAGGCGAGCCTCTGCAATCTGCTTGTTGGCGATAGCACGTTGTGCGATAAGCGCACGTTCGGCATCCTCTATGTCATTGAGCTGCTTTGCAAGTTCCTTTCCTCGTTTGGTCTCGCTAACAATCTCATCACCTAATCCTTTAAAGGCCCCTGTAACGCCTTCAATGGCTCCCTTGAAGTCCCCTTGAAAGAACTTAAATAAAGCCTCACCTAATCCAATTACTCGGTCTATGACAACCTTTACCGCTGCGCCAAGCGCACCCATAACTTCAGCGAGCTTATCGCCACCACGTTCCGTTTCTTTGAAATACGCAACGAGCGATGTTACTGCGACAAGCAGCGCACCTAATCCCGTTGCAATGATGGCACCCTTTAGTGTACCGAATGCTCGAATCGTGCTTGTGATACCGCCCTGCAATCCTTTGAAAGCAGATACTGCGCCACCTGTTTGTTTGTCTAATGCAGATAAGCCGTTACTAATCGCCTCATTGCTCTCTTTGGCTTTGGTCTGCGTTTTGTCAGCCTCTATCCCTACGGCTTTAAGCGCAGCAATAGCGGATGTGGCATCCCCTTTAATCTCAATTATTTCAACTGCCGCCATTGTAGCTTAATATATTCGTTCCATCCTTCGGGGAGTTTGTGCTTGCCTTTGGCGATTTCAATGCAATCACCTGCTCCAATCCACTCATCCGAGTTTAGTATTTCAATTAAATAACTTAAATAACTTGTCTTCATACTACGTTAAGGAGTTCAAATGATGCTTTGCCTGTGGTCATATTTAGACTCACGTTGTTTATGATGTACTTAGTGCCATTCCAAATGATTGCGTTTTGAAGGTTCAGCGTGATAATCTTGCCGATAGGAAGCACCGCTTCTACGTTGTAAACTCTGCGCTGGGCAGAATAAAGGTCGGTGATGTAGTCGCTATACTCGGTGTAGTAAAGACTTTGGTTTACTGATTGCAGGTGGAATGGGTCTATGTCCGCGCCAAAGGTGATTGCGTTTGATGTTGCGGCACTTTGGTATCGGTTTGATGTATTGGCATACCAAGCAACGGTTACACTCCTGCTTGTGGTGTTATCTGAATTTACAAATGCAACTGGGTTAGCAGTTAAATTGTAGTTATTGAAATATCCGTAGAAAAGAATTGGTGCGCCCAAGTATGGGTTTAATGTCCCATCTTCGTTTGTTTCGCTTGTGATGCTTTTATAAACGAGGACATTTGTTAGGCTGCCTGTATGTATGTCAGTAAGCCTTTCAAATAACGGACATTCAAACGGAACCTCGATGAGCAACTGCTCGCCATCAAAAGTAAAGGTGGCGTTCAAATCGCCGAATCCTACATTGTTTGTCTGTAAGTATTGGAAGCCAAGTATCTGCTGCGTCTCTTGGTACTTAAACTCAATCTCTCTGTATAGCGGTGGCCTGTTCACCACATACTCCGTTATGTCTAAATAATCTTGGTAGTCTTTGTCGCTTCCTGCTGCGTACCAATCCTCCAAAGGTTGAAGCAAGAAATTTGTAGATGTAATAGGTACGATTACCATATTGTACATCTTCAGAATACCTGCCAAGAAGTCCTTTATCTTTATTTCTGGCATAAGGTCTTGCACTACAACTAAAAAAGAATAAGCCGCAGATAAAGTTTGGTCAACCTCAAATCTTTTAGTGCCTGTGGATGCGTCAATAGCCTCGTAGTCATCTACTCGGTAATTGAATGAGGTTGGTTGACTTGGGCGAATAAATAATTGCACCGCATCGCCAGCGTTAAAGCCAAGCCCAACAAACGTATGAGTCGTTGAACTTGCTGCGTGAGCATCGCTGGAAACAGAAGAAACAAGAACTCCATTGCTAAATAAGCCAATCTCATAGGCAGCCGTTACATTAGTAATTGTGACTTCAAGTTGATAAAAGTCGGTGTCAACTACATTCCAAGTTTCGGTAGTTAAATTAAATTCAGTACCTCCTCCTGTTGTTCTATTAAAGTTTATGAGTTGATATTTTATGTCATTACCTCCGCTAAATAGATAGCCCTCAAATCGGTGAAGCCATAGCGATAAATCAACAAAAGGAGTAGCTGATAGGAATGCACCCGTAAAGGTGATGCCGTATTTTGCCCCTATGGCAGTAAGGATATTCGTAACTTTTAGAGCAGGCTTTAACTCATAGTAATGTATGCCGTGTTCTTCATTGACATTGTGGAAGGCAATGTTGTTGTCGTTGTGGTCGGAGGAGGCTGAACTATAAAACCAATTCTTAACGGGACTGCATAATGGATAAAATAATCCAGTACCATTATTAGTTGTTACCCTATTAAATACTTGAGTATCTGTGTATTGGTGGTTAAGTGCTGAAAAGTTAAGGTCATATAAATAGTCCTCACCAAATAAATCAGTAAGTGTTACGACATCCCCATAGAACGTCAGCGTGTATGCATAAGGCTCCGTGCCTTTCAACTGCACACTCTCTAACTCTACGACCCCTGTGCGGAATGGTAGTGAGTTTATTTCGATTCTTGCTGATGCCCTTAACCTACCATCAAAACCACCGACTACATCGTTGCGATAATAATAACTAAAGACGCCGTTGTTAGTTGCACTCGCGGGAACGGTAAATCCCTGCGTGAAGTCCGTGAACACCTTTGAGATGTCCTGCACGTTCTGCACCGATAGGTTAATGCTAATCTGCTCATCTTGGAATATATCCAAGCGCACATCGTTAACGTAAATATCAACCTTGTTCATCGTACAAGCATCCTTTGGTCAAAGGCGTAGGTGAAGCTCATCGTGTAGTTGATGGTCTTGTCGTTGATTGACTTTAGGTAGTCCACGCTTCCACGATTAGGAACTATCGCTACCCATTGCCCATCTTCATATACTGCCACCTTCTCGCTCATTAAAATTTCCTCTACTATCTCACCATACGACTCATCTACAAAGCCCGTGTTTAGCGTTATGGTGTTGCGTGAGTTGATGTTAAAGGACTGGTATTTGCCGTTGGTATAGTTGACATCGGTAAAGCCATCAGCATAGATGCTCTTTTGATATTGGTCTTGGGTAAATTCACCACGCTCCGTTGACTTCTTGAAGAACGTAATGTAGTCGCTCATCCCAAACTTGTTCACAAACTGCACAAGGTAGGGGTCGTACTTTGGTTCGCATATAACTTCAAAGTCTACTGCGGTCTTGTCATCTACCTCACCCAATGCCTCAAGGGCTTCGCATAGGCAGTCAAGTCCTTCCACCGTACCGCCATCGGTCTTCACCCTGTCGTTGTAGGCAATGCCTTCGCTATTGACAAGCAGGTTGATGGTGTAGGTGTCTGTTGGTGTTATTCCTAAAAACGCTGCTACGTTAGCCACGCCCGAAGGAATGTAGATAACCATTTGCGTAGATATAATCGTAGTGTATGCCCACCCCAATTCATCCTTCAAAGAGAACCAGTATTCTGTTCCGTTGATTTCAATACTGAATCCATTGACGTTGCTTGCGGTGTTATACGATACTGGCAGCGATTGATAGTTGCCAGCAAGCACCTGCATAGTGCGGTTGGTAAACAGGTTTGGTTGGGTTACTCCTGTATTCTGCTGCTGACCTAATGACTTATACCCATCTAAAGAAAGAAAGTAAGCATCTGAAATTCCACCAGTAATTGGTGCGGCTCCATTATTAGAATAGTTCCAGACTCCAGTTATATTTGCCCAAGCAGCCTCACCAGTTTCTGATGAACTTGGGGCGGTGATAAACGCTTTACCGAATGGATGCTCAAACTGCTCACGAACCAAGTCAGCAACTTCAAAATTGATTACCTCATCAATAGAATAGTCCTTTGATAAAGAATAGGTTGTTTCTCCAGCGATAGGGGTGCGAACGCCTGTGTATAATTTCAATGTCACACTCATTGAGTTGAGCGTATCTAAAGCAAGGGCATTGTTCTTGCCTGTTACAAATAAAGGGCTACGAGCTTGCGCAATGCTTGTAGGGGTTGCTATTACAGGTGTACTCATCGTGTGGTAAATGATTTGAAGTCTTCTTCGGTTAATTGGAATGCCTCTACTAATTCAGCAGGCAGTTTCTTAAACGCCAAGCCGAAGGGTGTGCTGAAGAATTTGGTAGCAGGAATACCCTTATTGTAGATGCTACGAGCAAGGGCAAACTGAAGGCTCTGCCTCTTTACAAATTGTCCCTTCTTATTTCGTACGCCATCCAATCCTTTCTTGATAGCCCATTGGCTAAACGCCTTTGCAGGCGGCATCTTATTGGTGTACTTGTAGGGAGACTGTTGTGCGCTTGTATAGGTGCTTTTTGCGCCCTTTACTCCCTTGTCTTGGTACTCACCATAGTCATCCATTGAGAACGTCAAGGAGAACGAGTTTGGCCCTGTTTGCAAATCGTAGCTTAAAGAGTTGTATAGATTCCTGCTCGAGTTCCGACGACCTTTGGTTAGGTTGGTTCTCGCCTGCTGAATGACATACCCTGCAAACTTTTCAAGCACCGCTTCTATCAAGTCCTTTCGTGCCATTTTAGCAGACGCTTATCTCGGTGTTAGCAAGCATCACATCAAAGGTTGCAGTCCACCCAGCAAGCAGGTTCTCAAACCTCTCGCTAAAGGGAACGCAAGATGCGGTACCATCCAACTGGTAAAGGTCGGTGTACAACGTACCCCTTCGCAGTTCAGTCACCACATCGTTGATGACCGCAAGCTGCGTGTTCAAGATGTCCTGCTCGTTGCTGATTCCGTAGAACGGCTCCGCCTGCAATCTTGGATTCTCTTTAGTCTCATCCACTAAATCCATACAAACAAGGCTTACGTTCATACGGACTATTTGTCCCTCGAATGTTGCTTGGTTGATTATGATGTGACTCAATGGGAAGATGGTCTGCTTGTTTAGGTCTATGTCGAATATATCCCCTGTCGTTACCACATTGACTTGGCTATGTGCCTCAAGGGTATCTTTTAGTTTGGTGGTGATGTCGTAGAACTGTCTCATTTTATTGACTTTTTTATTAGGTCGTTTTCAACTTCTTGCTTTTGCTTTTCGAACGTGAGGAAATGAAGACACTCTTGGAGTTCCAATTTAGTGACTCCTCCAAACCTTCTAATATCTCCTTGAGCAAGTTGATATATTGTAGCGTACCATCCCCAACGCTGGGCGAATTGTCCTTGCTTGGAGTATTCGTTTTCGGGTTCCCCTTCTCCAAAGAGGTCAGGGAAGCCCGCAATAATTCGTTCCCTAAACGCCAAAAAAAAAGCGATGCTCCCATTGCAACACTCATCGGGGCTTGCTTCATCTGCTCCGCATACTTGTTTGAGCCTTCGTATGGCTCTATCAGATACCGATGCTTTACCTCGTTTGTGATAGGGCGATACAATACCGCCATCACTTTGTGCAGGTCTTGCACGTCTTGCAGGTAGCCGTCAAGGTCAACGAACTCACCATAGGTGATATTGTCAAGCTCTGGGATAAACCCATACTTTACATCACCCATCGTGAAGGTTGGCGTGAGGGGTGGCTTCTCGTTTATCATCGCCATTATGTGCTTGCTGATGTGGCTCACGTCTTTGATGCGCACGTTTGGCAGGTTAGCCAGAGGCACTCCGCAGAATATCTCAAGCATCTTATGGGTCAAGAACTCCTCATCGCCCTCAAGCCTCGCAAAGCGTTGGTATTGGTCAAGCGTTATCTCCGATAGGGCGGTGGGTACAATTACCTTTAGTTCCATTGTATTAAAATAACCTTTTAGTTTTAGCGTATGGCATACCTGCCAAAGTTAGGGCGGCTTAGCTTGTTATACGTTGCATAGCGGAGCGCATCTATGGCGTGGTTGAATGCGTCTATGGGTTTGTTGAGCAGGTTGCCGTTCTTGTCCTCTACCCATTTGTAGTTCTGAAGCTCCTTGATTAGGTTGCTGCTTCGTGGTGTTACAAATAGCTTGTGCCGCTTCAGCACGTCAATACCCACTATAACGCTATCTGCGCCCTTCTGCGTGGGTTTCACGTTCCATCCCATACGATGTAGCTCCTCAATAGATTTGGGTTCAGCAGAGTCAGCATATATCTCTGCCCTCCTATCAAGGCCAAGTGAGTTTAGTACGTTGCTAATGTCTGGGTTGGTCATACCCGTGCGGTAGATAAGCTCATCCACATAAAGATTGTCCCCCGACTTGTACACCGCCACAAGTGCGGTAGGGTCATTGGTGTACCCAAAATCCATCCCGTGACACAAGAGGGCTGCTTCTGATGGTATCTCTGCTTGCCCGTATTGAAAGATGGTGGCTCTGCTCATACCACGCTCACCTAATCCGTAGATTCTCCAATAGTCGCTATCGGTGTCCCGTAGCCGTTCTATTTCATTTCGGATGCTGCTATCAAGAAACGGGTTATCAAGGTAGGTGGTCTGATGGAAGTCGCAGTCATCACGGGTTACCACCTTATCATAAATCCAATGGAAGGCATCCGAAGGGTTGTAGTCAAGGATTGCCCTGTCCTCTGTTCTCATTATGAGCTGCTGCCAATCCTCAAAAGTCAGCTCGTTGGCTTCGTTAATGTACAGGAGGTTGCGCTTGCGCCCCCTTATCTTCTGCGGTTGGTCAAGGCTGATAAACTCCACAAGGTTGCCGTTAAGGTAGTACTCGTGGCTTGACCTGTTGTGGTAGCTTTCGTTGTACAGGTCGTTGGCACGAAGTATCTCAAAGAAGTCACGCATCACCGAAGCACGAAGCGAAGGGAACGTCTTACGACAGATGGTAATTGTCTTGTTTGTTTCCTGTGTGCTATAATAGAAAATCACCCATAGCAGAATGTTGTAAGTCTTTCCGCTACGAGTACCGCCCTGCTCAACAACTATCTTCTTGTCGCTGCGCTTTAGGTGGTTATATACTTTATTGGTCTGAATCTTCTCCAAGCACCTCAATTTGAAATAGCTTGCCCGAAGATACGTCTACCTCTTGGCGTTCCACGTACCCACGCTTCTTGCCTTTGGTCTTTAGAAAAAAGATAGTCGCAGTTGAGTTGCCCTCCTTTATCTGCTTGTGCAGTTGGCTCTCTGCGAAATCAATGGCAACGTCTGATAGTTCTTCGACTGCTGCTTTGTATTCTTTGTCCTCTTGCAGCCATCGGTAATGCGTTTGCCGTGCGATGTCAACACTCTTGCAAGCGGAGGTTACTACGCCTAACGATTTCTCCAACGCATCAAGCATTGCCTTTTTATGGATGTCACTACTTGTCATAAGGCTTGCCGTTTATTTTGATTTCAAGGGATGGGTCGAGCTTGTGCATTCGGTCTATTATGACTTGGCAATACTTCGGGTCAAGTTCCATACCATAGCACTTGCGGTTGAGTTGATGTGCTGCTACCATAGTAGAGCCGCTTCCTAAAAATAGGTCAATTACTTTATTGCCCTCAATGCTCCAATCGTTAATGAACCAACTTGCTAAATCTATTGGTTTTTGAGTAGGGTGAACTCTTTTCTCGCCCTTTTCTATGCTATCGAATCCCACCCATCGTTTCCAAAAGGTTGCTTTTTTATGTCTTTGTTTGCTCCAACAGATTTCAAAGTCATTACCAATCATATCAGCATCTGCCTTGTCTCTCTTTTGCCAAACAAACAATCCACCACCAACAGGAAGTTGATTAAAATAATAATCAGCACCCCACCAAAACTGCTCTTTTACATATTCAAATAAAGCATAAGAAGTTAAGAAATCAAATTCTTTGTCATCTCCTATTACCTTGTCCCACTTATATCCTTTTGCATTTGGGCTTTTATCTGTTCCTTTCAGCTTTGAGTAGTCGGTATCTAAATTCATCCCATAAGGAGGGTCGGTGAATACCATATCAGCCTTCTGCCCATCCATCAACCTTGCGACTGCATCGCTATCGGTAGAGTCCCCACATAGCAGACGGTGGTTGGCTATCTCTATCAAGTCCCCCAATACTACGTCTGTCTTTATTTCGGATGGTGATTCGTAGTTATCCTCCTCCGCTTCAAGCACAGGCGTATTGTCAAAGGGAAGCTCAAGGCCCCAATCTTCCAATGTCTCTACATCCCACTCATTGGCAAGCAAGTCCCAATCCCATTCGCCAAAGCCTACGTTGTCCTTGATGATGAACTCACCCTTCTGCGCATCGGTCAGTTGGTCGGCTACAATGATGGGTACTTCCTTTAGTCCTGCGGCAATGCAAGCCTTAAGGCGCATATTCCCACCAAGCACTACCATATTGCCATCTACTACGATTGGGCGCAGCTCAAGCATCTGCGGGAACTCTTGTATGGACTTTACAAGCTTCTTGAACTTGTCATCCTTTATTATTCTTGGATTGGTTGGGTTTGGTATGATTGTACCGATTGCTGCTCTTTGCATAACTAAATAACTCTTTTTGATAGGTGGTGATTGTGTGTTGCTTGGAGTCGCTCCTTCCATTCCTTGATGTCCCCGTATGCAACGTGGCAGGCTCGGCATAGAGCCATCAGATTCTCAATCGTGTCTGCTAGTTTGCTTCCACCCATTCCTCTGGACTCTATGTGGTGGATGTCAACGGCAGTACCTCCACAGACCTCACAGGCAATCCACGAGTTTGTGTCGTAGCCAAATGCCTTTAGATATACTTTGGTGTGGTTCTTCACTTTAGTGCGTTGTAGTAACAAAGGTACTGCTCTACGCATATAAGTGTTCCTTGCTCGGATGCCGCTTGCGCAAAAGTGCCGTCTGCCTCATACGTCATATCAAAGCGTAGGTTAGGCAGGTCGTGGGGTTTGAACATATAACAGGCGGTGTCTATGTTGCCGACTCTTGGTTGGTCGGTAGGGCGTAGCCTGCCAACTTGTCCCCACGTTACAATAGAGCAGTCAAGGGAGTGCAGGTTGTTCCACTCCTCTATGAATTTAGGATGCAGTACATTGTCATCATCCAGATAGTAGACCCAATCCTCTTTGGTAAAGGAATCAGCATACAACTCAAGGAACTCGTTGCGTAGGGGGTGTCCTGCGTTACCCGTGCGGCTTGAGTAGTGTGTGATTGATGCGCCTGTTGCTCCCTTGTAATTGGTGGAGGCATCCATCATTACAACCCACGTTGCATAGGGTGGGATGTGTTGTTTTATCCTCACAAGGTTTTGAGGGCGTGTGCAGGGCGTGACTATGTAAAGCATCGGAGTTCGTTTATCTTATCCATCGTGAAGTCCTGCACATACTCGTATAACGATTCCGTTAGGTCAGCCACTTGGTTGGGGTTTTCTTTTAGCCTCTTGATTGCTCCTGCCCATTCACTTGGGTGTTTGATGGCAATGCAGTTGTCCTTTGTGATATAGGGTGAATAGGGTTGCGTGTTGCTCACTATCAAGGCACATTTGCTAAAGCCTGCCTCAAGCATCTTTAGGTGCGACTTGCACTTGGCAAACTCGGATGTCGTAAGCGGAACGAGGCTCACGTCAAAAAACTCGTAGAGCTTGTGGTAGTGTGTTGGTGGCATCGTTGGTAGCTTGTATGCTGCTCGCATTATCTCTGCGTACCCATCAACATCTGCAACATAAGATTCATATCCCTCAAGGTTGATGGTTGACTCCCTTACGTCTATTGCGTGGTGGTTGCCTCCTATATACCCGAAGCGTACTTCATCGCTGGGCTTACGCTCTACCTGCCACGTTGGAACGCTGATGGCGTTGGGAATGATTCTGATGTTGGTGTTATACTTCTTGACCTTTGAGGCAAGGTGCTTGTTGGTTACCCATACCTCATCAGCCGCTTTCATAGAGCGCACGATGCGCTTCTTCATCTGCTCCGAGTACAACCCAAGCAGAGGATGCGTAGGAGGCAGCACCCACCAATCATCATTGTCAACGATTAGCTTGATGCCTGCGTGGCGTACGAGCTTTATGAAGTCATCAAACGGCTCAACAGGGAACACCCTTGAGGTAAAGATGTGCGTGACCTTTGCCCACGTCTCTGGGTCAATGTCCGTAATCTTCTCAATGAAAAAGACATCTACATCCTTGTGGCATATCAAAGGGGCGAATACCCTGTGGTGAGAGACTCCAGAGTTCTGCTTGTGGAAGGCAAGCACAAAGGGTCTAATCATAAATTAGCCTCTTGGTCTTTGAACCATTGCGCCATCGCTTTGCGCTCAAGAAACTTTACCCACATCCGAGCAGCGACTGCTCTGCGTTGCGGCTTGAAGGGGTAGGTGCTACGGAGCCTTGCCATTGCTATCCTCATAAATTGGTCTTGCATTACTCTTTGGTGTTAAAGGTTTGTGACCATTTTGTTGGGTTCAACGATATGGTGTTAAAGGTTAATATCCCAATAGTATTCACACTTGCCGTTCTTGATTGGTACTCCAAAGAAAAACGATTGGTACATTCCTGTCTTTGCCGTAAAGCGGTAGCAGGTTTCTTTGAGGGCGCAGCCATCTCCTGTGCATTTGGTGATGTCGGTCATAACGTGCCTACTATTGTATATGAGTCCAAGTCTTCTCCCAAGATAAAGAACTGCTTGTACAATTCTATTGCCTCCATAGTCTTGCGTTCTCCCTCTGCCACAAATTCGGGGCTAACCGAGTAGATGCCTATGTCAAGGCTTCCTTTGTCAATAGCGATGAAGAAGAACTTGTCTATGGGCACCCCAAAGAGTCGGGTGTATATAAACGCTTGTACATCATAACCATATTTGCGAGCTGAAAAAGGGAAGGCGCGCAAATCTTGAGTACTTTTGATGTCTGCGAGAAACCCATCAGCGTAGATGTCAGCCTTCGCCCTAAAGGGCAGCCCTCCAATCATACCAATTTTCGGCACTTCAAACTCGCATCCTGTGATAAGACCCAGTACGTTCTCGTTGCGCAGGAGCGCATCGGATATTCTCTGGGCTTCGTTGTACTCCTTACGGGTGCAAAGGTTACGCTTGCCTTTCGCATCCTGCCACGCCTTTGCGTTTTTGCTCTGGACTTCAATCACTTCGTAGTCTGCTACTTTGTGAGGCTCTAAAGTCATAAGGTGAACGAGTCTGCCTACTGCAAACGCATCGGATTCATCGCTGCCGTACTTCGTGACGTAATGGTACGTCTTTGGCGAGGTGAGCAGCAGCTTGCAAGCAGAGGAAGACAGGGCGTTCTTACCCAGTACTCCGTAGTAAAAGTCATCATCGTGCATCTTCTCAAGGATTGTCTCCATATCCCAAGTGCTTCCGTCAAGTAGTTCTATGATTTTCATTTTGTTTCTGTTTTGAATGTTGCTTCGTACCATTCTTCAAAGGGAACACGAATTAACGCATCGTGGTAG